GAACAGGCTATGAATATGGCACTTGCAAGACTTAGATCGGGTAATATTCAACAATTTTATGCAACTACAACCCCAGAAGGTCATGGTTGGGCTTTTGATACTTTTAAAAAAAATGCAAAGACAGATACAAGATTAATCCAAGCCAAAACGAGTGATAATAAATATCTTCCTGAAGGATTTATACAATCTTTAATTGAGAATTATCCAGAACAATTAATAAAAGCTTATTTGAACGGAGAATTTGTAAATTTAACAATGGGTGCTGTATATCGTTTTGATCGTAATGTTCATGTAAGTAATCAGCTTCTTAATTATAAAAATGAAATTTTGCGTGTAGGTATAGATTTCAACATACAAAATACAAACTGTGTAATTGGTGTGCGAGATGGCAATAAGTTAGTCATAATAGACGAAATCACCAAAATGCACGATACAGATGCCTTGGCGAAAGAAATTTTAAGAAGGTATCCAAATCAAAAAATCTTAATTTACCCAGATGCTTCAGGATCAAACCGCAGTACCAACAGTAGTCAGACAGATGTTGCCATATTGGAGGGATATGGTTTTACCAATATGTCGCCAAGGTCGAACCCCCCAATCAGAGATAGAGTCTCGGCTGTTAACTCTCTTCTCAAAAACGGCAAAGGGGAAGTCCGTTTGGCGATTAGCCCCTGTTGCAGAACCTTAATAGAATGTTTTGAGTTACAGGCTTATGATGAGAAGACAGGAGAACCAGATAAACAAAATGGATATGATCATATTCTTGATTCGCTTGGATATTTAATATGGCGTGAATTTAATCCATTATATTTCCGTTCAGGTAAGAGTACTGGAATTAGGCTTTATTAGTATTATTCTTTAAACTATAGTTAACAGTATTAATGGACTCTTAAAATGTACTCAGGATATAACCATTACAACAGACAGAAATCATCGACAGGCACTACAATTATAGACCCTAATAGTGCATGGTTTGCTCAAGAACCCCACTGGCCTTTGATTGAAGATTTGCTGGGTGGTACATATCAGATGAGAAGTCGTCACCGAAAATATTTGCCGCAAGAAGTAAGAGAACTTGACGAATCTTATGACAACCGTTTGGCAAGATCAGTTTGTCCACCATATTTTGTAAGATTAGAAAGAATGATGGCAGGGATGCTGGTAAGAAAGCCTGTCAGGTTGAATGATACAAGTGATGATATAAGACTTCATATGTTTGATGTTGACTTGGAAGGTAATGATCTTAATGTATGGACTTATGAAACTGCAAGAAAAATGATCCGTTATGGTCATGTCGGGGTTCTTGTGGATGCACCTGCGGCAGGTCAAGCTGGCAGACCTTATTGGATTACCTACACGCCAAGAGAAATATTGGGCTGGAGAACAGAAATGATTGACGGCAAATTAAAATTTACACAACTGAGGTTATTAGAAAAAGTATTTGAACCTGACGGTTTATATGGTGAAAAGGTAGTAGAGCAGGTAAGGTTACTAACCCCTGGAGCTTATGAAATTCATAGAAAAGGAAAAAATAATGAATATGTAAAGTTTGATGAGGGAACAATGAGTTTACCTGAAATACCTTTTGCTGTTGCATATTCCAACAAGATAAACTTTATGGAATCAAGGCCACCGATGGCTGATATTGCAGAATTAAATCTAAAGGCATATCAATTACAATCAGACTTATCAAACCAGCTTCATATATCTAGTGTGCCAATGCTTGCTTTTTTTGGGTTTCCACAAAGCAGCGAAGAAGTAAGTGCAGGCCCAGGAGAAGCGATTGCATTTCCAGCAGAAGGCCGAGCAGAATATATCGAACCTAGTGGCAATAGCTTTGAGGCACAATTTAAACAGATAGATCGTGTTGAAAAACAAATTAATGAGCTGGGACTAGCGGCAGTGCTGGGTCAAAAATTAAGTGCGGAAACAGCAGAATCTAAAAAAATAGATAGAAGTCAAGGCGATAGCACGATGATGGTTATTGCCCAACAGATGCAAGATATGATTGATAACTGTCTTATGTTTCATGGTCAATATTTAGGTAGTGATGGTGGCAGTTGTTTTGTTAACAGAGATTTCGTGGCACAAAGATTAGAGCCTCAAGAGATCCAGTCATTATTACAGCTTTATACAGCAGGTACGATCACCCAAGAAACTTTACTTACTCAATTACATGAAGGAGAAGTTCTTGGTGATGAGTTTGAGGTGGAAGAAGAAATCGAGGCAACAGAATCAGGTGGTTTAAGAGAAATATCAGAACCTATAGCGGAGGCAGATGAATCAATGCCAGAACAACCAGCAGATGAATAATGGCAACACCAGAATCATTTTATCGAGAAGCTATTGATTTAAATAGGTATAGCAACCGAGTCGCTAGAGAAATTGTAACGAATTACAACAATGTAATTTTAGATTTAACTAATAAGCTGGCGACGATTGATGAAGTTACAGCACCAGCAACGGTGGCAAGAATTAGGGCGATGCTTGTACAAATGAAAGAAAGCTTAGAAACATGGTCAACAGGAAGCAGTGCTTATATGATTGATGAATTACAAAGCTTGGCAGTATTTCAATCTGGTTTTATTGCTGATGAATTACAGAAAGTTTTACCAGTAGGGGCTGCTGGTGTTAACAGTGTAAAAATATCTCCTGATTTTGCAAGAAGTATTGTTATGACTGACCCAACAGAAGTAAATATATTAACGCTGCCAAATAACTTAGAACCAACTGTCCAAAGAACATTTAATTTAACGGCTGCCAAAGGTTCTGCTATTACTTTGCCTAGTGGTGAGGTTGTATCAAAAGCTTTTCGAGGAATTTCTACAAAACAATCAGAATTAATATCAAGTCAGATTCGTATTGGTATTACAGAAGGAGAATCCATACCAAAGATCGCAAAAAGATTAAGAGGCCGTTTGCAATTTGGTCGTAATCAAACGATGACTGCAAAGGCACAAAGATTAGCTGCTGGCGATGGAATGAAATTAGCTAACAATCAAGTGATGACTATTGTTAGAACCTCTGTTAACCAAGTACAAAACGCTGCAAGTCAAGCAACTTATGCAGCCAATCAAGATGTAACCCAAAAGTATGAATATGTAGCAATTTTAGATGCAAGAACAAGCACAATTTGTGGCAGTTTAGACGGGCAAAGATTTAATTATAATGAAGGTCCATTACCACCACAGCATTTTAATTGCAGGTCTACTACTGTACCCATAATTGATGATGAGGATTTAAGACGTAAGTTTCCTAATACCAGACCAAGTGCAACTGGTAGAGTTTCTCAAGATACTAATTATGCAACGTGGTTAAAAGATAATCCGTCTATACAAGAAAAAACATTAGGAAGTAAAAAGAAATTTTTTAATTATTTAATTGATAAGAAAAGAAAAAGTCCAAAACAAGCCTTGAGATTAATTATAAAAGAAGATGGAACCGAACTTACTTTAAAAAACCTAATTGAAAAATACCCTAAAGCATAAAACAAGTTATTATTGAAATAGTTACGTTGAAAATTATGCCAGGCTATCATGGTTCAATGAAACCAAAAAAGAAAAAAAAGAAAGGTAAAAAATAATGTATGTATTTAAAAAAGAAGGAGAAGATACAACTCCTGTAACAGATCTTTCTAAGATGTCTAAAGGACAGCTAGAACAACATGGCAGAACTCTTGGCATTGAGCTTGATAAAAGGTTAAGCAAATCAAAATTAATTGAGCAGCTTGAGGAAGCTACTAATGCCTAAAAAATCTAGAAAAGTCCCAAAAGATAAAAAAACAGGAGTTCCCAAAAAATATCTATCTGGTGCTAAAAATAGAAGTGCAAAAGCTGCTGAGATAAAAAGAACTGCTGAAGCGTATAGAAAAGGAGAGTATATTGATATAAAGGCTGTATCCAAATCACGAACTAAACAAGATGGCTCCAAAAAGAAAACCTCTAAGCGAGGCCGTAAAAAAAAGTCTTAAGAAAAAGGCAGAAGGAACGAAGTTTACTTATGGACAGTTATCTGCTGTTTATAGAAGAGGTCAGGGTGCATATCTCAGTAGTGGATCACGAAATGTACCAATGGGTGCATGGGCTATGGGACGTGTTAATAGTTTTGTAAGCGGCAAAGGTGGAGCAAGAACGGCTGATGCTGATTTATTAAGAAAGAAAAAGAAATGAGTATAAAAAGAGGAGGCCATACATTTGACGGTGTTGATAAACCTATAAGAACTCCAGGCCATTCAAGTGGTAAATCTCATGCTGTTGTTATAAAGCAAGGCGATGGATTTAAATTAATACGTTTTGGTATGCAGGGTGCACAAACTAAAAAGCCAAGAAAAGGCGAGTCAGATGCAGATAAAGCAAAAAGAAGATCCTTTAAGGCTAGACACGCAAAAAACATTGCAAAGGGAAAAACAAGTGCGGCTTTTTGGTCGAATAAAGTCAAATGGTCTTAATTCTGATATATTAAATAAAAAAAGGCTACGCTTTATTCATGGCAGACGAAAAAGAAACAGTGGCTACGCCACCAGTAAACAATGCAGAACTTGACGCATTAAAAGAATCAGTAAAAAGATTAGAGGCTAAAAATTACGAACTGATTGGTAAGTTAAAAAACCAAAAGGAAGAGAAGACAGTTCCTGATGATTATGATGCTCTTTTATCTTTTAAACAAAAGAAAGATCAAGAAGATTTAGAAAAAGAAGGTAAATACACAGAAGCAACGCAAGCATTAGAACAGCAGTACAGAGATAAATCATCTGCTGACAAACAAAAGATTGAAGATTTAGAAAAACGTAATAGAGAACTGGAATTAATTGCACCAGCTATACAAGCATTATCAGATGTAACTCATGATCCAGAACTTGTCTTAAATAATTTTGTACCAAAAGAACAGATCCAGATAAA